ATGAACAAACTGAGCGATACCTTGCTAAGGAAACTTCATGGTAAGCCAGCGGAGAAAAACACGTTTTATAGTGATGGCGGAAACCTGAGCGTGAAATATTTAACATCAGGGAAATTGACCTGGTATTTCACATACAGGGCCGGAACGGGAAGGGAGACACGACCCGAACGCATTAAGCTGGGAAGTTATCCTGATCTGAGCCTGAAAGTAGCCAGGGAAAAAGCCGCACAGTGTCGCACATGGCTGGCTGAGGGGAAAAATCCACGTCATGAGATGAATTACACCGTACAGGAAGCGTTAAAGCCCGTAACGGTTGGCGATGCGCTCACCTACTGGCTTGAGTATTACGTAAAGGAAAACCGCGTGGATTATATCGCCCTGAAAAGGCGACTTAATAATCACGTAATACAGCAGATTGGTGCTATGCCGCTGGATAAATGCGAGCTACGGCACTGGCTGGCCTGTTTTGACCAGGTGGCAAAGCGAACGCCTGTTACTGCCGGATTCGTGCTACAGGCGTGCAAACAGGCGCTTAAGTTTTGCCGTAGGCGGCGCTATGCAATCAGCAACGTTCTGGACGATCTGAACGTGGCGGACGTTGGGAAAAAACCGGATATAAGCGAACGTGTCTTAAGTAACAAAGAACTTGGCGAATTATTGCAGGCACTGGACAAAAAAATATTTTCCCCTTACTACGTCGCGTTAATCCGCCTCCTGATTGTCTTCGGAGCCAGGACGGTAGAACTGAGGCTATCGGAGATCGGGGAGTGGGATTTTACGGAAATGCTATGGACCGTTCCGAAGGAGCACAGCAAAACGAAGGTCGCAATATTCCGGCCCATACCGGAAGCGATCCTGCCGTTCGTCACGCAGCTGGTGGAGCAGAACAGGCACACGGGCTTATTGCTGGGGGAAGCGAAACAGGAGGCCAGCGTATCGCAGTATGGAAGATTAGCGCACAGGAGGCTTAATCATCCTCACTGGTCACTGCATGACATCCGGCGCACCTTTACAACCATGCTGAACGATTTAGGCGTTGATCCGCATGTCGTGGAGCAGCTTACAGGTCATCAGATGCCAGGAATGCAGCGAGTTTATAATCATTCCCGTTATCTGGATGCTAAACGCAATGCGCTGGATATGTGGACGGAGCGGTTAGGGATACTGGCGGGAACACATGAAAACGTAACCACGCTACCAGTAGCCAGAAGAAAATAATTTTTTTCGTGTTTTTTCAGTATGCGCATACTGGATATGCGAACAGATACAACATGCAACAATGAGCAACAATGCGGAACAACTACGAACAAGAGGCGAAAAAGTGTACGGATTTATAAGTAGCTGATTTTTAATGTGTTACTGGTTTTTTATACACTAGCGAATCACTCTTTAAATAGCGAGAAAAAAGGCATGAAACAATATTTTATGCCTTTATATTAACATGAATTTAAATGATTTTATCCTGATTATTCCTGTTTCTGTAAACCATACGACCTCAACATTTGCCAACTCTGAATCATCCTGACACAATCAGACACATCCCAACGCAATAGAACACGAAATAACTCTTTAAGAAACGAAAGGGGGCAATAGTGTTAAGCACTGATCGGTTTATACGTGAAAAAGAATGCGAAAAACTAACCGGCCTTAGCCGTACATGTCGCTACCGCCTGGAAAAGGCCGGACAATTCCCATCACGTCGTAAACTTGGCGGTCGTTCCGTTGGCTGGTCTTTATCCGAGGTTCTGGCCTGGAAGGATAGCTGCAAGGCAGTTCATTAATCACGCTGGCGGCACGCAGCCGCCACACATCAATCATCTGAACACAGAGCTATAACCATGAAGATTGAATATACGCCAGAACGTGGGCGGGGATTCGTTCGCCCTGGTGAGACTGGAAAACCACAAAATTGGGGTTTTTCAGGCATAAAAAAAGCGGCCCCGAAATGGAGCCGCCTTTCTGAACAGATAACCCGCTGCGCCTTATGTGTATGTGATCCCAAACATAAGCACGGGGATGATAGCCGCTATCAGGCTGGTGGGCAATGCTATCAGTCTGGTTCAGTTCGTTGCCATGCCTGCAATGAGCGCTTTTCCCTGTACTCTTTAAGGAATTGCTCAAGGGCAAAAGCACATGGCGCGAATCTTTCTGATTCATGCTCTATCTTTCTGCGCCGTCTTTTCCGTGCCGGTGATAATGTTTTGGTCAATTCTTTATCGGTCATTGTGTTGTCCTGCATAGCAATGCGCCGTAATACCTCACACCACGGCGCTGATGGTGATTACTCTGGTTCTTTGGTCTTGCGACGCTGGAGTTCTTCGCGTGCAACGGTGACAAGCTGCCCGATTTCTTCCGCTGCTTTGATGCCGATTTGTTCGACCTTAGCCAGGGCATCCAGTGACGACACAAGGGGATTTTCTCCGCTGCCTTCTGCTTGGCGGCGGGCTATTTCTCCGCGCATGGCGGTTACGATAAATCCGGCATTGCTTTCGCCGTCCAGCTTAACGGATTCCATCCCTTGCATAACATCTAGTGGGACTCTGACAGTTGTCAGTTGTGATTTTGCGTTTTTGTTAGCCGTTGCCATTTCTGAAACTCCTAATCATCGGTGTGTTTCAGTATACACAAAAAAAGAAATACAAAAAGCCTTGACGTGTGTTTCATGCGCTCATAACATGAAACACACCGAAAGGATTGTTGAAATACAAAGAGCAACGCCCCGCAGTGCCGGAAACACATACGGGGCGTCTAACCACCAACGATAACGAGAGTATCGAGGCAGCTATGAGAAATCATACCATACACCCGCAAGGGCGGGACTCGTACAACCTGAATAAATACATCTGGCGTTTTATCGCCCTGAGCACGGCACAACCGCGCGTGATTACCATTGAGGCCACCAGCGAACAGGAAGCACGCCAGCAATCTCCGGCTGGCTGCGTGATGGTATTCGCTGCCCGTATTCGTCAGGGGTCACATCATGCGTAAAAACCGCTTGCAAAAAATTATCACGGGGCTGTATGCTTCCCCCGTCGCCCACATGGCGACCGGGTTTGACAGCCTGAATACATCTGGCGGACAGCCGCCCACATCCGATAAGCGGTTTTTTTGTGTCCGTAAACCTACCCATACCCGCATTATGGCGGGGCGTAACGGGGGAGCCTTTGTGCTCGCTGGTTTCCAGATGACCAGTCTGTCAACCCTGTTACGTCTCGCCACCATGTTTGACAGCGTAGTAGCGAGACTCCTTAAAATTCATCTGGGAGCCTTTCACATGGCTGTATCCGCACGCCCTTATTTTGTCTGGCGCTTTATGCAGTGCCAGGAAAAACAAACCTCACTCTTTACCGTCACGGCAGCAACAGAACGCGAAGCCCGCGCCCAGCTGCCGCACGCACATCTGATTTTTGTCGCCCGTATTCGTCAGGGGGAAACCTATGCACAATAAAACCACGCCGGACGCAGCCGCCGCCGCGCTCACTACGCTGATGCATGCGCTTATTGATATTGAATGCACAGCAGGGCTTGCACAAAAGGAAGAACGGGAAGAATACACATTGTTCGCCCTGGAATGTATCCGATACACCGCCACGCGGTCGCTGAATGACGCTAAAAATATTCTTGTTGCTGATTGTGAAAATGGGGAGGGGGGGTTATGCGTGATGATCGTTTTAATTCCCTGAAACAAGAATTTTCCGGCGTTCCTGATGATGCGGCTGATGCGCTTTCGTCAATATCTGAAATTATGCGGGTGGCTTTTTTCTTTCTTTGCACTGATGAGCACAGAGGTACAGGGCTAAATATTCTTGATATTGCCGCTAACTATGCTGATTTCGTGACAGAAGCTGTTTTAAGAAAAACAACGGACGGGGATTAATATGCGTGATATTTATCTTGAAACAATAGACCGCGCATTTAGTGCCCTTGCTTACGCTGAAGGTATGTACGAAATATTGCGCATATGGCTTGAAACACTTGGCGACAATGAACGCGACAAACAAAAATTAAGAATTGCCACGGCATTAATAACGCTTCTTGAGCCTGTAATAATGGAACTGCAAGAAATAGATCTATTGCACGACAGATATAAAGAACAGCACACCGGAGAATAAAAATAATGAAACTTAAATATTCTGGCTTAACTGCCAGTGGCAACACTCACCCTAAATTTACGCGCGGTGATATTTACCGCGACCAGTACGGCGGCACGGTAATGATTAAGGGCGTGGCGGGACGGTGCGTAACTTACCGCCGTGAAGGTTACGAATATGATTGCGTGATGCCTGTTTATCAGTTCCGGCGTGATTTTTCTCTGGTACAGACCGCGCCGCATAACGTGCCCACCAGCAACGCCAGGGCACGGGCAAACATCCAGAAGCTGAAAACCATGATTAACGGATTCAGGGGCAAGAAATGAAAAGCGCACCGAACTTAAAAAAACAGCCTTACGACAAGATGACCGAAGTCATTATTTTTGCGGGTAGTGATGCCTGGGCACATGCGAAACAGTGGCAGGAACAGGACGGGCGACTGGCTGGCGATAATGTGCCTCCCGTTGTGCTGGCTGATGATCAACTGGATGAACTGGCAGACCTGAGAATCATCGACGAGGGGCGCTATTGTGTCCGGCTGTACAAGGCAGGCCACATCAGGCCATCAAATATTAATGCCATTGCGCACAAGCTGGCGGCGGCGGGTGTAACTGATGCGAATTATTACCCCGAAGGGATGCACAGCCATATGCGGGAGAACTGGCGCGAATACCTGGAACGGGTGCGCGGGAAAGAGCCGGCGGAAGAAAAAAACCACCAGCGAAAAACCACGCTACCGATGAGCGTTGGATCTACCGGATACGACACGCAACTGGATTACGTGGTTAAGGGGATTATTCCGGCGGTATCGCTATGCAGCATATACGGGGCTAGCGGGTCCTATAAATCATTCCTTGCCGGATCGTGGGCGTGCCATGTTGCCACTGGTCGCCAGTGGGGAGGCCGCAGGGTTGCACATGGTGCGGTTCTCTATGTGGTTGGTGAAGGCGGTATAGGTGTTCCGCGTCGTGTAAAAGCCTGGGAGGTTGTGCACGATGAGCAGGTGAAAAATCTGTATCTGGTAAACCGCCCCATCTTTCCGGCTGCCCCGCTTGATGTTGATGAAATGGTTATCGCTGCCCGTCAGGTGGAGCGGGAAACGGGTAAACCTGTACGCATGATTATTCTGGATACGCTGGCGCGTTGCTTTGGTGGGAATGATGAAAATGATTCCCGTGATATGGGGGCGTTTATCCGTGGTTGTGACGAACTGAAACGACGCACAGGGGCCACGGTGCTGGTGGTTCACCATTCCGGCAAGGATGAGACGAAAGGCGCGCGCGGTTCCAGTGCATTTCGTGCTTCGCTGGATGCTGAATACCGGATACGCAGGGAGGACGCAGGAAGCGAAGCGCTGGTTATCTCATGCACCAAAATGAAGGACGCGGAGGAACTCAAAGAAGCCGCATATGACTTACGCGTGGTGGAGCTTTTTACCGACGCTGACGGTGAATTAATCACGTCGCTGGTGGTGGTGGATGATCCGCGCCCTCCTGTTGAACTGGAGCGCATCGAGGAGGCAGGGAACAAGACGGAAAACCATACCGCGCTATGGGGATGCATACGTTCACGCACACAGCACGGCGACAAGTGCACGATCCCGCTGTTACGTGACGATATGAAAAAGCTGGGGTATGACACAAAACACCTTAAACGATGGTTAGCCAAACTGGAAAAAGACGACGTGATCTACATTGACGGTGATGATGTAGGACCACTGTAAAAAGTGGGCATTAAAAGTGGGAAAGGTGGGCGATTTAACGGAATTTTAACAAAATTACCCACTTTCCCACGTGTATATATCCCAAAAAGTGGGCACTAAAAAAATACCTATGAAACAAGATGATATAAATCCCAAATTTCCCACGTTGGACGAAGTGGGAAAACGTAAAAAGTGGGCGAAAAAAGTGGGTAGAGGTGGGCAAATGACTCAAAAACACAGAGACAGAACAGAGCCAAAATATAAAGCGTTAGACATGACAGAGCACGCCTTAAAGGTGGCAATCAGAACGATAGACCGCCACGCGGGGGAAGGATACGCGAAAGCACATCCCGAACTGATAAGCGCATTCATGACCACGACGGCGGCAAATTTTGCCACGCTGACAGAGCGGGAGATTGCGGAAGCTGAACAGGTGACAACCATCAACGTTAAAACCGGAGAGGTGGAATCATGACAGCACAGATAGCAGCTTACGGGCGGCTGGTGGACGACCCGCAGGTAAAACAGACCAGCAAGGGCACACCAATGACGCTGGCACGTATGGCGGTATCGTTGCCATGTAGTCAGGCGCAGGATGGGCAGGCTACGTTATGGCTATCGGTCATCGCATTTGGTAAGCAGGCCGACTTCCTGGCTAAACACCAAAAAGGCGACGTTGCCAGCGTATCCGGCACGATGCAGGTCAGCCAGTGGACCGGACAGAACGGGGAAACGCGGCAGGGTTATCAGGTTATTGCAGACAGCGTAATCAGTGCCCGTGCGGCACGTCCTGGCGGGAACAGACGCAAAACCACAGGCACACAGGGTAATCAGCCACCAGCGGGAGGCGATGACCCTTACGGTGACGGTATTCCGTTCTGAGGGGGTGGCGATGGTACATGACCGCATAGCGGAAGAACTCGAGGCGAAAGGCTTTTACCGGAGGGCGGCGGCGCGATGGGGTGAAGTCATGCTGCTGGTGGAGACAGACAAGGAACGGCATCAGGTTACGATGCGACGGCTGGAATGTTCCAGGAAGGCACAGAAGCCACCGGAGCCGCCGGATAACTTCGGAGACCTGAGAAAGGCAGTAGATCGCACTTATGCTGAAATGGGTATAGATGGTGTAAGCGATGAAATATGGCGAAATTACCAGGACAGATAATCACACAGCCGGAGCAATCCGGCTTTTTGTCATGTTTTGTAAATTATTTGTTCGTGGTTGTTCCACGTTGCTCGCTGACCGGAACGGCATATTTTACCCGACCTGAATCATGATTATTCTCGCCCGTGGTGCCAGGACGCTGGGGCCATTTTCCCGCCTGTTAATGTGCTCGCCAATATTCATTACCAGGCGGGAAAACGATCGGTGCGATTACTGATTTCCTTATGAAAAACGGTTGAGTGTTTGCCGCGTCCTGGAGTTCCTTACTTAACCCCAGGACTTTTTTTATGCCGAGAATAATCGAATTACGCCAGCAGAAAACCGCCATTAAAAATCAGATGCGCGACATGCTGGAGAACGCGGAAAAAGAAAACCGCAGTCTTAACGATGCTGAGGGCGCAAAATTTGACGAATTACGCGCTAAAGCTGAATCCCTCGATAAAGACATTTCCCGCCTTGAAGCCATTGCAGACGAAGAGCGCAGCAAGCCAGGTAAAAGCAGCCAGACCACTGACCCCGCAGAACTACGCAACTACATTCTGACAGGTGAAACCCGCGCATTAAGTACAGGCGTTCCCGCTGATGGTGGTTATACCGTTATCCCCGAACTGAACACCGAAATCATGCGAATGCTGACGGATGAATCCACCATGCGCCGCATCTGTACCGTGAAGAAAATCAGCAGCAACGAGTTTAAGCAGCTTGTTTCCGCTGGCGGTGCGACCGTTAACCACGGTGAAGAGGGTAAGACACGCGAACAGACCAGCACCCCGCAGATTAACGAGGTGAGCATTAAGCTGTATCCGGTCTATGCGTACCCGCGCACCACACAGGAAATCGTGGATTTTTCCGATGTGGACATCCTTTCATGGCTGACGGGTGAGATTGGCGACACCTTCACGGAAACCGAAGAAAGCGATCTGGTTGTGGGCGACGGTGACAAAAAAGCAAAAGGTTTTTTATCCGTACCCCGTGCAGAGAAGAACGACAAAGAGCGTGATTTTGGTACGTTGCAGGTAATTAAACCTTCCGAATCTCTGGCGTGGACATCTGCGGACCCGCTGATCGACCTGAAATTTGCATTACGTAAAAAATACCGCAAAAACGCGGTCTGGGTGGTTAACTCCACGACGGCGGCAAAACTTCAGAAGGTGAAGAACGCGAACGGCGATTACATCTGGCGCGACCGTTTACAGGCGGGTGATCCTGATACGTTGCTGGGGCTTCCGGTGGAGTATCTGGAATTTATGCCGGATAACGTTATCGCCCTGGGTGACTTCAAACGCGGTTATTACATCGTTGATCATGAAACGGGCGTGCGCACCAGACCGGACAACCTGACAGAGCCGGGCTTTATCAAAATTTTCACGCAGAAATATTTAGGCGGTGGCGTGGTGGATTCGAACGCGATCAAGATTCTGGAACTGCCACAGGACGACGATTAACAGCATACAGAAGGGGCTAAAAAGCCCCTTTAGTGTTTTATGGGTGAAAAAAATTATGAAGAGTATGGAAATCCGGTCATCGGAAATAACCACCAGCGCCAGCAACACGCTGACGGGTTACGTTGTTCGCTGGAATAACCTTTCTGATCTGCTATGGGGTGAGTTTTACGAAAAATTTCAGCGGGGGGCGTTTACTGAGTGGCTTGCGGCGGGTAATGACGTTCGCGGCCTGTATGAGCATGACCACAGCATGTTACTGGGGCGCACCCGTTCCGGATCGCTGAAACTGGAAGAGGACGACACAGGGTTACGCTTTGAACTGACGCCACCGGATACCAGTACAGGGCGGGACGTTATCGAACTGGTTAAGCGTGGTGATATATCCGGCATGAGCTTTGGCTTTCGTTCCCGTAAGGATGTATGGGATACCACAACAGATCCATGCGTGCGCACCGTGCTGGTTGCGGAACTGTACGAAATTACCGTCACATCCGTACCGGCTTACCCTGATTCCGGCGTGGAGCTGGCCCGCCGCTCCCTGTACGAGCAGCACCCCGAAAAAATGCCGCGTGCGGATAATCGCCGCTGG